CGTGCAGTTGGTGAAAACACATTTCAACCAAAAATTGGTTTTAAGACACGTTACGGAATGGCTGCAAACCCATTCGCAGCTGCTGGAGCCGCTTCTGACGGTTTCCCTGCTTCTGGTCTTAACTCTGATGCATCTCTTGATGCAAACACGAACTCCTACTACAGGCGTGTTAAAGTTAATAACCTTATGTAATATAAGAAACTTAACTACAAACTTGGGGGAGCTCTTTGCTCCCCCTTTTTTTTGTTATAAATAGTATTATGACATCAGTAATAAGACAACCAGATAAACTAGATTATGCAAGTCCAACTCAGTTTAGTTTTGGAATCCATCAACTACCAAAGGTGCAGTTCTTTTCAACTGCAGCTACTATTCCTGCTATTGCATTATCAGATGTTTTAGTTCCCACACCATTTAAGTCTATTCCTATGATGGGTGATCAGCTTACTTATGATAACCTAACAATAACTTACATAGTTGATGAACACCTAGAAAATTTTTTAAGTATTCATGAGTGGATGACTGCTATTGGTTTTCCTAAAAATAGAACACAGTTTAGTGATTTTAGAGCAAATACTTCTAATACCCCAACAACAAGATTAGGAAAAACTACTGAAATTGGAGAGGTTACAGAAACAACTAGTATAAATGCATTGTTTTCTGATGCGACACTTACTGTCTTATCAAATAAAAACAATCCAATAGTAAACGTATTTTTTAGAGATTTATATCCTATTGCAATGAGTGCATTAGATTATAATCAACAAGCAACTGATGTTGAGTACTTAACAGCAACAGTTGATTTTGCATATCAAATTTATGAAATTGAACCAATTGTATAAATTTAAATGACTATATATTACTGAGCAGAGAATTTGATACATTTTAACAAAATCAAATTCTTAGACTTAAATTCTGATGACAACTCGGCAAGCCTCATCAGGGTCAATATATAATAGGGAAGATTATCATTCTCTGCTCATTTTTTTATGAAAGTATATTATGAACTTAGAAGAACTGAAAAAAGAAGCATACAAAGACCTACCTATTACTGATCAAGAACACCTAGATCAAGAGTCCTTTCGCAATCAAGAAATTAAATCTAGATGGTTAGATTACAAATCTCGTTTTGAACTTTTACTTGTAAAAAATCAAGGTGATTACCAAAAACTTTATAGAGCTAAGTGGGAATACTATGGTGGTAAAGCAGATGCAAAAGTATATGCATCTAAACCATTTGATTTTAAAGTCCTAAAAACTGATCTTGCAATGTACATAAACTCTGATGATGAGGTTATAGAACTTGGTGCAAAAATTGAATATCTAAAAACAGTTGTAAAATATATCGAAGGTGTGATTAAGTCTATCGACAATCGTGGATGGGATGTTAGTCACGCAATTGCATGGAAGAAGTTTGAAGCTGGTATGATGTAATATGATTAATTATATCAACATTGATAAAAGTTTTTCTGTTCCTGATACACTGGAAGATGGTGTTATCATTGAAAAAAGTGGTAATGTAAAAAGGAACTCAAAAGTATTTTTTATTAAGGATGCTGAAACCTGTAAAGAACTCTTTAATATTATTGATGAGTCAACAACAATTCAGTTGACTGATATAGAACCATTACAATATTCTGAGTATGGTGTTGGTAGTGAATACGGTTGGCATAGAGATATTCTTGACAATCCATATCCTAACGGATTGGTCAGGAAAATATCTTTTTCTACTCTTTTGAATTATAATTTTGAAGGTGGTGAATTTGACATTGAAACAAGAAACCCAGTTGAAAAGAAACGATATGATACGTTTGACTTATCTAAAAAAAACAACACTGTAATATTTCCCTCTCATATGTGGCACAGAGTAAGACCAGTAAAAACTGGTATTAGAAAATCTATAGTGGGTTGGGTATTAGGGCCTCCGTAATGCTTATATCAAAAAAGAATGAAGTATACATAATTCTCAGTGAACTAACTGATTCGGAACGTCAAGAAATCTCAGAGTTTTTTACTTTTGAAGTGCCTGGTGCAAAGTTTATGCCTCAATTTAAAAGTCGTATGTGGGATGGTAAGATACGATTATTTTCTCCAGCAACAGGAGAAATATATTTAGGGCTATTACCATATGTAAAGAAATTTTGCAATAGTAATTCAATACCCTATATAATAGAAGAAGGAGTTGAAAATGCTAGGGATATTACTAGAAAGGATGTCGGAAATTACATCAAAAGTCTCAAACCAAAATCGCAAGGTAAGTCTCTTAAAATTAGAGACTATCAGGTGGAAGCTGTTCAACTGGCCATATCCAGAAACAGGGCTCTTCTTGTTAGTCCTACTGCTAGTGGTAAGTCACTAATAATATATTCTCTGGTACGTTACTACCAGATGAAAGAATTAAAAACACTAATACTTGTTCCCACCACATCTCTTGTTGAACAGATGTACACAGACTTTGAAGATTATGGTTGGAGTTCTGGAACATACTGTCAAAAAGTATATCAAGGTTATACTACAAAGGTAGATAAGGATGTAGTCATATCTACGTGGCAATCTCTCTATAAAATGCCACGAAAATATTTTGATCAGTTTGGGTGTGTAATCGGTGACGAAGCCCATATGTTTAAAGCAAAGTCTCTTACTGGTATAATGACTAAGATGCACCACTGTAAGTATAGATTCGGTCTTACAGGGACTTTAGACGGTACACAGACGCATCAGTTAGTACTAGAGGGTTTATTTGGTGCAGCTGAAAAAGTTGTCACTACAAAAGAACTTATAGACAAAAATACACTCGCAAATTTAAAAATAAAGTGTATTGTTTTGAAACATCCAAATATAAGAAAGAAAATGACTTATGCTGAAGAGTTGGAATATATTGTTTCTAACGAAAAGAGACTTGATTTCGTGGTCAATTTACTACGGCATCTTAATGGTAATACTCTGTGTCTTTTTCAACTTGTAGAGAAACATGGTAAAATTTTAAATGACAAAATGAAAGGAAGTGAAAATGTATATTTCGTATATGGTGGAACAGATACGAGTGATAGGGAAAAGATTCGAGGCTTGGTTGAAACACACACTAAATCAACCACCATCGCTTCCTTTGGTGTTTTTAGCACTGGTATTAACATCCGTAATATTAATAACATCGTGCTCGCAAGTCCAAGTAAATCCAAGATTAGAGTACTACAGTCAATCGGGCGTGGACTCCGTAGGAGTGATATCAAAGATTCCATTTTAATATATGATATTGCAGATGATATTAGCTACAATGAAAGAAGAAATTTTACTCTTAACCATTTTACAGAAAGACTAAATATTTACAACGAAGAACAATTCGATTACGATATTAGTAAGGTAAAATTATGAATAAAAAAATAAGAAATATAATAATATTAATTGGAGCAACAATGTGTTTATCTGGCTGTTCTTTTATCATAAAATATCTACTACTTTTAGGAGCTTAGTATGATTAGTTCTAAAGTAAATAAGAACGACACAACATATAAAGTTATTAAACTATCTAATGGCGAAGATATTATTGCAACTTTAACTTCAGAAAATGAAGCAGATATTGAAATAGAAAATCCTCTTTTAATGTCAGTCTTTCCACAAATGACAAAAAATGGAGAACTTGATTCTTTAAATTTGAGCCGATGGATACAACCATATACAGAGCAAAGTTATTTTACTCTTGCAAAATCGACAGTTGTAACAACGGCTGTAGCATCGCCAGGACTTTCTAGATACTATGAATACGTTTTGAAAAGAATAGAGGATTGGCAACACAATAATAAAGAAACTTTAGAAGATATAACTGATGATGATGTATATGAAGATTTATTAGAAGAATTAGAAACAGAAAGTAAATCTATTCATTAAACCTCAACATAGTTGAGTATATAGACAATATTGCCTTCTGTCAATTCCCTTTTACAAAAAAGATATTACATAAGTACATTGACATTTATGATAACTTAGTTTATATTAAAGAATAGTATATCTAAGGAGCTATTATGGTAAAGAAACCAAAGAAACCACATTACGTAGATAATAAGAAATTTCTTCAAGCAATGATTGATTGGAGAGAAACCTGGCCAGATGAAGAACACATACCACCTGTTACTGATTATATTGGTGAATGTTTTTTAAAGATTGCAAATCATCTAGCATATAGACCTAACTTCATAAACTATACATATAGAGAAGAGATGGTATCTGATGGTATAGAAAATTGTCTGCAATATGTAAAGAACTTTAACCCAGAGAAATCTAGTAACCCATTTGCATATTTTACGCAAATAATTTATTATGCTTTTCTACGTAGAATACAAAGAGAAAAGAAACAAACTCATGTTAAGAATAAGATGATAGAAAATAAAAACTATGAATCTTGGACTACTATGGAAGGTGATGATACTGGATATTCCGTAATTGGGTTTGATCCTACAATTATGCTTCCTGATGAGGATGTGTATAAGCCAAAGAAAAAAGAAGTTGTTAAAAAGAAAGGCTTAGAAAATTTTATGGAAGATGAAGATATTGATAGTGTTGTCGAAAGAGGTTCAGATTGAAAATTGCTATAATTACTGATACGCACTTTGGTGCTCGTAATGACAATCAAAACTTTAGTGATTTCTTTTTTAAATTTTATGATGAAATATTCTTTCCCACATTAATAGAAAGAGGTATAACCACCTGTATTCATATGGGTGATGTTATGGATCGCCGTAAGTATGTTTCTTATAAAACTGCAACAGATTTTAGAAAGGGATTTATAAATCGTTTTAAAGAACTTAATATAGATTTACATATTACTGTTGGTAATCATGATACATATTATAAGAATACCAGTGAAGTTAATTCTATGGAAGAACTTGCTGGTTTTGGTACAATATATACTGATCCTAAAGTTGTGAAGTTTGATGATACACCTATACTTCTAATGCCTTGGATTAATGCAAACAACTATGATAAATCCATGCATGCTTTAAAGACAGCCAAGTCAGATATTCTTATGGGTCACTTAGAAATTGCTGGTTTTGCAATGACAGGCCAAGGTATGGTTTCTGCCAATGGTTGGGAAAAGGAACACTTCAAGAGATTTGAAACTGTATTTAGTGGTCACTTTCACCATAAAAATGATGATGGGCAAATATATTATTTGGGAACGCCTTATGAACTTTTTTGGAATGATTGTGATGATCCTAAAGGATTTCATATTTTTGATACTGGCACTAGAGAATTAGAACGTATAGTAAATCCACTTACAATATTTAAAAAGATTTATTATGATGATTCTCAGAATGATTATAGTAAGCATAGTGTTGAAAAATATAAAGATCACTATGTAAAAGTTATTGTAGTAAATAAGAAAGACCTTTATGAGTTTGATAAATTTACAGATAAACTTTTGAAAGCAGATTGCCATGAAGTAAAGATAATAGAAGACTTTAGTGAACTTGATGCAAGTAATGTATCAGATGATATTGTCGAAAATACAGAAGACACTCTAACACTACTAGATAAGTATATTGATGAGCTTGATATTACTCTTAGTAAAGATAGACTCAAAAATACTATGAAGAGTTTATATAACGAGGCTCAGGACTTAGAACTTTGATAACTTTTAAATATGTACGTTGGAGGAATTTTCTTTCAACAGGTAATAACT